TGCCAAGAGCAAGTCGCACCTCGCGAATCGCCAGGTGTACGTCGGCCCCGGTCGTGCCCGACAGGCCGCACAAGTCATCAATGATGCCACCGACGGCGTTGCGGAAGCTCAACTCGGCCTGGGAGTAGCTCAGCGTACTGTCGACCGTCTGGGCGAGGATGACGCGAAGCACGCCGCCCTCGCCAAAGTCGTGATTCTGGCCGCTAGTGCTAATCGCCCGCCGCGTAAAGCCCTGCTGCTCGGCCGTGGCGATGACCGCGTACGGCCGGTGGTTGCGAAGCTCGGCCAGGGTGTACGCCTCGCCGTCGCTGGGGTCGGGGAGTGCCTCGTGGTGGATGCGGGCCAGGGCAGCCGCGCGGCTAGTCACCCCAGCCCAGTCGCGAAATGCGTCGGCGTCGGCCAGGGAGTTGCGGAGGGCTTCCTGGGCCAAGCTGAGGGTATTCTTGGGGTAGATCGTGAGAGCCACGGGGGTCACTCGGGGGCGTGTCGGGTCAGGGCCTCAATCTTGGTTTCGAGCAACTCGGTGCGGCGCTCAAGCTGCGATAGCTTCTCGGCGTGCTGGTCGCAGTGCCGCTCGCTTTCGCGGATCGCGAGCCGCTCTAGCCGGGCTTCGAGTCGCTCGAACGCTTCGGCCATGGCGGTGATGCGGGCGGCCAGGTTGGCGAGCTTGCCCCAAACGAACAGCAGGCCGGGGATGACGGCCAAGAGCACAGACACGACAATGCTAATGATGTCCGTCGGCCCCATGCCCTTAGCCTCCCCGGTATTTCGTGCCACCGGTGCGGGCCCGCTGGCTTTGATAAAGCAGAACGGCCGTCAGGCCCGACCCCTGCCGCAGCACCTCGTCGATGTACCACGGATCATCGTCAATCGTCACAGTCGAGCCGATAATAGGCCGGTCAATCTCGCTCCGCAGGATGCGAAGCGTGCGATTGTAGACTTTGGTGTACTCACCCTCGCCAACCTCCCGCTCGCCCGTCGTGACAGCACCGAGCATCGGCTGCGAGAGCGTGTACTCGGTGCTGTCGGGCTCAGTGACCACCACCACGGCCGACGTGTCGGCAAAGACACTGGCCGCCGCGGGGGCGGCAATGTCGGCCATGATGGTTGCGGCGGGAGAGGTCACGGGCGGGGCCTATTCGTCGGGGTCGCGACTCGCGAGCGGCTCAACCCGCACGACGCGGTTAAGCTCTTTCGCAACGCCGTCGACAACGAAATTGGGCGGCACCCCGGGCCGCATTTCGAGCGTACCGAGCACCGCGCCGGCCTGGGCCTCGGTGCCGTGGTCCTTGACCTGCACCACAGAGAACAGGTCGGGGGCCTTCTCGGCGTCAATTTCCTCAACGCGGGCGAACCCGTTGGCGACCATATCGAACAGCCGCCGCACCTCAAGGCCGAGCGAATGCACGACGCACAGCAGGCAGCCGACGCCGAGGGGGCAATCCGCCACGACGCGGTCGGCGGCCAGGCGAACGGCAACGCCGTCGGGCTCGGGCCCGGGGGCCGGCTCGGGGGCGGCGGGGGCCGGCTCGGGGGCGGCGGGGGCCGGCTCGGGCTCGACTGCCTCGGGTTCGGGGGCCGGCTCGGGCCTGGGGGTGGGCTTTCTCGCCTTCCTCGCCGCGGGCGATTTCTTGGCCATCACGGAGTTTCCTTGTCTGGGATCGGTGGGAAACGCAACCGCCGCGCCGCGCCGCCCCGGGCCTGAAGGGCAAAGGACGGCGCGGCTATGCGGCGGCGAGCGGTGACTAGGTAGTCACGTTGGAGAGCAGGTGTCCGCACGCGGCGTACAGGATTTTCTCTTGCACTTGGTGCCGAACGCGAATGATCTTGGACCGCGTCTGCTCTTCGCGGTACTCCTCAACGAGGCCCTCGGCACGGCCGCCGTCGCCGGCCCAGTTGAACGTACGGCCGAGGCCAGGCTCTTGCAGGTCGCCGGTCGTGCAGATTTTGCAGACCATGGCGTACTCATCCGACCAAATCGACGAAATCGACGCCGATTGCCCTTCCTTGGCCGTATTCTTCGCGGAGCCGGCGACCAGGATGTAGTCGAGATCGAATACGGCCTTGAGCATTTCGACGGAAATGTCGCGTTGCCGCGTGGCGTACCCGGCACCACTGGCCGAAATGGCCGATTTGACACTGGTGCAATTTCGCAGGTTGTTGAACACCTTGCGGTTGATGACCAGCGCGTTGGGGTACATGCCCGTGCCGTCCCAAACCTTTTGCTTGGCGGCATTCACGTCGGTGATCGGCACGGCGTTGCTGGCATCGTCCCACTCGTGCGTAATCGCGGTCGTGAGTGCGGCACCGGTCCACGTCGTGGTGTTGTAGATCGCGGCGGCGGCGCGAATCTCGGCGTTCCGCAGCACGGCGTCGAACGCACGTTGCGTGGCGATCTGGTCGACGTTGACCCATTTGGCGTACGCCCTGCGGTCGTTGTCGTCAACCGGCTCCTCGGCACCGTGCTCGGCCGTGGCAAACGTCTCAGTCTCGAACTGCCAGTTGCCCCGGGCGTAGCCGGAACCGGGGGCCCGTTCGGTGGCACGGGTTTGCAAGAGTGACTCCAGCGTCACCTTGCCGAACGTGCCGGACTTCTCACCGGTCTGGAAAACCGGCAAAATGCGGTGGCCGATGAATCCTTGTCGATCCATGGCCAGGTTGAATTCCTCAAGGCCCCTTTCGAGGTCAGGCCGCAAGGATGACAGAGAACTCGTCGGCGTCGACATTTTGACAGCCTCCAAAGGAAAAGGGGCCGCGCGCTCTCACGCGCAACCCCCGAAGGCTGCGGAGTGTTCGGGCAATCCTCCCCGGGGGATCAATCCCGGGTTTCGCCCTAGGCGGCCGCGCGTGGGAGGCGCGGCCCAGGTTTCGTACGAGGGGAGAAAACTCCCAGGTGGTGAACTAGCGGAGGTGCTCGACTTGCAGCGTGTCGAGCCGGAATTTGTTGTCGGCGTGGCTAGCACCAAACGTCACGGTGCATTTGACAGCCGCGCCGCTGCTGAGGTCTTCGGACGCCTCGGCCTTGAGGGCCGAAACGAGGGCGGTGCCCGCGGCGTCAAACGACGTGGCGGCCAGGGCCTTGAGCTTGCCCGACGCACCAGAGGTCCGCACGACCACGTCAGCCAGGATGATGCACTGGTCATTGTCAGCGGCTGCCGCAACGGTGGCCGTGGCAATGACCTCGGTGCCAACGTACAGCTTGACATCGCACTGCGGCGTGGAGTCCTGGTCGGTAACCAGGCCCTCGGCACGGATGCGGAACACCGAGCCCGTCAGGATTTCAATTGCGGGGATCGTCACGGTAATTCCGCAATCAACCTCGCTGGTCGAACTCGCACCCTTGACGCTATCGGCCGCGGTGTTAACGTAGGCGACCCGCTTGAGGTCCGGCAGAACCTCAATTACGTCGCCGTCGGCGGTGGCTGCCTCAAGGGCCGTGCCGACCAGGATCATTGAATTCGTGGCGGAAATCTTGCCGTCGGCGGCCGTGAACACGCGGGCCCCCGCGGAGATCGCGCCCGAGGCGGTCAGCTTGATCGTGCCGCACTTGTTGGCGAGCAACGCAACCGACGCCTCATCGCCACTGGCAACGACACGATCGACAGGGCCGAGCGGCATTTCGCCGGCGTCGGCGTACACGAGGTTGAGCGAGGAATCATGCCGCACCAGGCGGTGTTGCGTGATAGCCTCGGCGGTGGTGGCCGTAAGGGTGGCCACGTCCATTTGTTTCGCCATGGCGGAAAGCTCCTAATTGTATGGCGGTGGTTCGTGGTAAGGGCCTCGCGGCCACAAGGGGGGGTCAAACGTAGCAGATGCGGCCGCGGCTCTTGTTGAACTCGCGGAGATACTCCCGGTGCAACTCGGGGTCGTCGGCCTGGGCGTGCGCGACGGCGTCGGCGGCCGACAGGCCCCTGGCCTCGTACGCCTCAACCGCTGCCTCCCAGCGATCCGACACGCTCATGGCTGAGCCGCCCGCGTCGCCGGCGTTCTCGGTGCCCAGGGCATCGACGCCGGGGTGCTGGTCGGCGGCCGCGGCCTGCGACTCGGCCTCGGCGAGCTTCGCGGCCTGCTCGGCCTTCTCGACCTCAGCCGCTTCGAGCCGCCGGTTTTGCTCGGTCATCCAGGCCCGGGACGCCTCAACCTCGGTGGCCCCGCCGTCAAGCTGGGCAATGAGGAAGTCGTTGTCAGCCCCGGGGCACGCGGCTCGCAACTCGGGGAGCGTGGCAGCCTGGGGGGCGTTGTCGTTGTCGGCCATTTCGGCACCTCTCGTGGTTTGCGGGGCCAACGCCCCTAGGATTTCGTCGAATGATCGCACGCCGTCGATCAGGCCCAGGGCGAGGGCATCGGCGGCGGTGTGTACTCGCCCGTCGGCCAATTGCTCGACCTGCTGGGCTGTCATGCCTCGCCCCTCGGCGACGGCCTCAAGGAAAAACGCATTGGCGTCGTTGACGTGGCGTTGTACCTCGGCCAGGGTGTCGTCGGTGACCGCGACGCCGGGCACGCCGGTGCCCTTGAATTCGCCGGCCTTGACCACGTGGATTTGTACCCCCGCGTCCTCGGCGGCCTTGCTGGTGTCCCGCACGACGCAATACGTGCCGATTGACCCAACGCTCGCCGTGCGGTTGGCGTACACTTTGCCGGCCTGGCTAGCGACCCAGTACGCCGCGGACGCGCCCAGGTCTTCGATGTAGGCAACCGTGGGCTTGGCGACACTGGCGCGGGCCACGGCAACGCCCAACTCGGCGGTGCCCGCAAACATCCCGCCAGGCGAGTCAATGTGGATGACAATTGCCCGCACGTCAGGATCGGCCACCGCGGCGCGGATCGCCTGCCGAGCCCGGATAGTCGAGCCCGAGGTTGTCAAGCTGGTGCCGTATTTGCTCATCACACCGCCGATCGACACCACGGCCACGCCATCCTCAGTGGCCCGGTACGTGCCGGCGTCCTCGATGACCTCGCCGTCGCGGGCCTCGATATGGCCCCTCAAGTCAAGGTGGTTCACGTGCTCAGCAAGGCCGCGGAACCGCATGGACTCCATGGCCCAGACGCCGAAATACTGGTCGACGTGGGGCACGCCCCGGATTGCGGCCAGGTCGGCAACACTGAGGTCAATCGTCGTCGGCATTTTTGCCCCCCTGGTCAACTGGCTTGTCGTCGTCGGCCCCAGTGTCAAGCGATGGCGCGGGGGCTCCGCCGCCGGGCATGGCAGCAAGCTCGCGCCAGTCGAGTTGCAAATCGGGGTATTTCTTCGTCAACTCCGCGGCCTTTTCGTACGCCCGCTCAATATGGGCTGCGTTGTCGTTGACGATTTCGGCGGAAACGTCCTCCCAGGCATACCCGCGCTCGCTGCACCGCCGCCGCTGGCTGATTAACCCGTTACTCACGCGCACGAGGTCGGCTTGTGCGTCCTTGGCGGGCTCGATGTATGCCCAGGCCGGCAGATTGAACCGGTGGGCAAAAAACCGATCGCCGAGCCGGGCCGCGGCCCGCCGCATTGCGGGGTCATCCGCAATGAGCCACCGCAATCGCCAGCGATACGTCGGGCGGTGCAGCCGCGAAACCAACCAGGATTGCAACTCTCGGAATCCCATGCGGGCTTGGTCGATGGCACCTCGCCATCCCGAGAAATTGGTTTCGCGCGGGTCGAGCAACAGAACCTCGACCGGGATACCCAGATTCGTCGCAATGAATTGCAGAATCATCCGGGCGTGATCGAAAAATTCTGGGTTGGGGATATTTACGTCGAGCGAGCGGAGCACCTCGCCGGGCATCCCTTCGAGAATCATCCCGGGGGCGATTCCCTCAATATGCGCCGTCTCGCCGTCGGTGAGTGTGTCGGTTTCCCGCTCACCGAGGGGCGGCGGCTCGCTCATGGCCGGATTAAAGCCGGCCTGTCGCTCGCGAATGATGCCGAAACACGACACGATTTGCCGTTGCACGAGCATGGCAAACTGAATATCGGCGTGCATCCCGACCGCATCGGTAACAGGGGCCAAGATCGTAATGCCCCGCGTCATCGAGAACCGGTCGGGGCGGTAGACGTGGAACACCTGCCGGTTGCCCTGGCCATCGCGGGCGTTGTACTTCCGCGCGTCCCGCGAGTGCGAGAACATATCCCAGGGCTGGATTTCGTCTTTCGTAAACCAGTATTGCAACGGCCGCCGCACCGAGTCGATCAGCACGCCATGCACAACGGCGCGGCTCTTGCTCTCGGCGTTGATTTGCCACACCGCATCGTCGGGCGTGCGGCAACGGTGTGCCTCGACAGCCTGCAACGCCCCCGACTTGTGCGGCAGGAAAAAGCAATCGCCGTCAACCAGGGTTTGTTGCAGCGCGAGCCGCTCAAATTGGTGCCAGTTGAACCGGTGGCCAATGTCGCATTGCCGCTCATCGTCGGCCCAGTCTTGCCAGCGGGCGGCGAGGTCGGCGTCAAGGGCCGTGTCGCCGGTCTGCGGGTCGAGCGTGTACCCGCCCTGCACGACGTTGTCGACCACGCGGCGAATTGCTTGGGGAACGACGGGGTCGTTGCGCATGATGTCGCGCACCAACTCCATGGCCTTGAGATAGTCGCTCTCGTACCGTACGTGGTAGTCGCCAGTTGTGCCGTACGTCGACACGCCGGGCCTGTCACGATGAAACCGCGAGGTTTTCGCGGCGTCGTAATCGGCCCGCATGTCGGCAAACGACGCGGCCAGGGAGGGTTGGGCGGGAATCAAGGCCGGCGGGCCCGCGGTTGCTCCGCGCGTGGTGGTGCCGGGGCGCACGGCGGGGGCGGCGGTGGCAGGGGCCGCCGCTGGTGCTTTCCGTCGGAACCAAGAGGGGAATTGCACGCGCGTCAATCTCGGAAGTTGGTGAACTGGGCCCGCCGGGCCTTTGCCTGCCCGGAGAAGTTGGCAAACTGCTCGGCGTCGGCGAGTTGCTTCTCGATCAGCACCGGGTCAATTTCCGTCTCGTCGCCCCCTCGGCCGCCATGAGCGGTGCGCTTGGGGAATTTCAAGAGCAGAATGCGACACGCGGTAGCGAAAGCGCTAGCCTTAGATGCCGAGTTGTCCTCGCGGTACGAGGCGTTGTCGGTGTACGACGCGATTATCTCGGCGAGGGTATTCGCCGACGTGAGCGTTGACATGGCGGTATTATACCAAAATGGGGCGAAAAACCCGCCTAGAACAGGGAACCCACGAGACATACGGGCGGTACGCTTGGTGCGCTTGGTTTCCCTGCACGCCGACCGCGGGGGTTTTCTACTCAGCCAGGGTGGTGAGGTCTGGCGGCGAGAGCTTGAACCGGGCCCGACTGGGCTTGCGGTGCTTGCCGTATAGCTTGTCGTGGTAGGCGTACAACCCGTGGATGTACTCAATCTGCACGGGGTGAAAATACCCGTGCTCGTGCAGCCATACGACCGACCAGCCTTGTTGCCAATCGGGGAATAGCACGTATTCGGCGTCGAAACTGCACATACACCCGTTCTCGAGCGCCCGGTACGCGATCCGGTTGGCGTCGGTGTGCTTAAACGTCCCCTGCCGGTGGGTATGGCCGCAGAGCACCGAGCAGCCGTACCGCTCCATATTCGCTCGCGCGGTGTACGCCGACCATTTCCGCACCACCTGGCCGTGCAGCATCATGAGGTGGCCCACAAAGTACGGCTCAAGGTGAGAGCGGTACTCGATGCCGAGCCGGTCGAGTTGCAGCAACTCGGGCAGGTGCAGGCACCGCAGGTGGGCAAGCTCGCGGGCCTGGGTTGCCAGATACTTCGCAATGCGCTCTTCGTGGTTGCCCTCGGTGTAGACAATATGGGCACGCGGAGCCGCCTTGCGGATGGCGCGGAGTACCCGCACCACGGCGTCGAGGTCGTCTTGGATATTCTCAACCCGGTGGGGGTCTTTGTTGAATCGCGAAGTGTGCCAAAAATCGGCGATGTCGCCCAGTAAGTGAACGTGCCCCGGTCGCTCGCGGCGCAGAAACGCCAAAAACAGCCGAAATAGTTCCTTGTCATGAAAGGGCACGTGGAAGTCAGAGGCAACAACGTGCATCGAGCGGCGAATTGACGGCATGTTACGATTGCTCCATGGTTATCCGCCACTCCCTGCGGTTCGTAACGGCGTGATTACCCCCGGTCCCTATCGTGGTACGCCTCAAATACGAGCCGCTCGGCGGCCTCGAAAAACGCCCCGTGTTCCTCATCGCCGTCGAGTCCGTATGACAAGGCATGGGCCCACTCGTGCAACAACGTACCGACGGCGCTATCAACGTCCTGGTCGTCATTAACGCGGATGCGGTAGGCGGTCGCCGCCCGCTCGCAATCGCCGTACACCAGGCGGCACCGGCAGACGCGGACATGCACCGGCCGGTCGGACGGGCAGGTCCGCCGCAGGTATCTCGCGAGCGGGTGTACCGCCCGGCGTATGGCGTCGGCGCGTCGACTCATGATTACACCGGCTCGGCTTGCCTCGCGAACGCACGCACATCGGACGCCGGGCGGGCACCGTCAATCGCTTCCAAGAGCCAGCGGAAGGCGTCGGCGTGCGAATCGACGTGGCGGCCGTCGGTCAGGGTGGCGTGCCCCTCGTGCAGGGCGAGGTACAGCCGCTTGAGCGTGCGGCCCTGCTGAATCGTCAACCTGGCTTGCAGGTGCGTGAGGCTGTCGGGCACGTAAATGCCGTCAAGCGAGGCCGTCGACAGCGGGATTTCGGGGGTGACATTGACGTTTTTCGGCATTGGGGCGAATCCTTCTAACGCTCGGACGCCACGAACGGGCGGCCATCGGGGGTGGTGAGGCCGCCGCCCTTCCGGGGGCGGGGCTTGGGTTTTTGCTTCACAATGCGGGCCTTGTCGACTGGCTTGCGAACGGCCCGCACGCCGGCAAGGTGCCCGGCAACACAAGCGTTGTACGAGGCATCGAGCAGGTGGTTATTGCGACTCTTGCAAATCCACTTGGTTTTATTGCCGGGACCGACCTTGAATTCCACTTCGCCATATTCGGCAGTGATGTGCTTGGAAAACGTGACGTGCTCATTGCGGTCGGGGGAGTCGTACAGGGTAATCGCGCCTGGCTTGTATTCGCCCGTACTCGCATCACGCTCCATAGCTAGCCGGTGGTGCAGCCACGATTTCCAATAATCCGCGTCAACGTGGATGGCAAACGCCCCGCCATGGTTCTCGGCGGCCGCAATGTGGTACGCCTCGCCAATCTGGTGCACGGCCTTATTGACCTTGGCGGGTTTGGAATAGACAGTATTCCGCGTACGTCCGGTGCCATGGCCGAACGCGGGGAGAAAGCGACTAGCCGAGTCGGCCTCGGTGCAGAACGTAAAAACGCTTTCGGGCTGATACCGAGCGTCGACCAGGATCGGATAGGGGGTCATTGGGCCGCCGGGAGCCTCCCAGCCGCGGAAAACGTACTCGCGAAGCTCGCGGAGCCCCAGCAGAATTCCCCGCTCAACACCGAACCGATCGGAGGGCACGTCGTATGGGCCGTACTCAACGACATGGCCGGTGCCGTCGGGCTCCCAGGCAATGAGCGACCACCACCCGACGTACTTGCCCACGTCAACGCCCATCGTGAGGTGTTTCGTCTTGGCGGGGATTTCGCCCTTGCGATACCCGCCAACCCGCCGCCGCAACTCGGTGGCGTTAATGACGGTCAGGGCGAATTTCGGCGGCTTGTATGGTGTCGCCCAGCAAAACTGGGTCAACTCCTTCTCGGCCTCTTCGTTGTCGCCATCGCTGTTGAGCGCCGCCCATTCCTTGGCCCCAACCTGGCCGGCCGTCGACCAGAAAAGGTTGTTGAATGCGTTCCACCGAAAACCGAGCGTGTCGGTCTGCGGCGGATCGCCAGTAATGTTGCCCTCGGCGTCGATTTCCTGGCCGCGGTGAATCAGCCGGCACCGCTGATTCATGTTGTACCGCTGCTCATTCGTAATGATGTCGCTACACTCGGGGCACGCAAACAAGGTGTGTTCGCGAGCCTGGTGTACCGTCTCGCTCTCTTTCCAGCCGATCAGGTGCTCACGGCCAGGTGCGACGTACTCGCCGCAGTGCGGGCACGGGCAAACGATCTTGCTCGCGGTACCCTTGGTATATTCCTGCCATATCCGCCCCTCTTTGGTCGATACAGTGCATTCGAGGAATACCCGCCGCTCGGGTTCATCGTACGATGACAGCCGATTCTCAATCTGGGTAACGGGGTCGGCCTCGCGGCTGGCCTCGCCCGCGGTGTCCATCTTGTCAACCTCGGTCATCGACGCCATGCGGCCGGTAAACGATGACCGCTGCTCATCGCCGCCGTGACTGCTCATAAACTTGAGCGTCGCGCCATTCTCGAAGTCGATTCGCGTGAGGTTGCCAGTACCACCCCGCGACCCAGGCCCGCGCCGCGGCAGGAATTCGCGGTATCGGCTGGCCTGAATCGCCGGCAGGATTTCCGACGCCCATTTGTCGCCGGCCATGTCACCGGTCGGCACACCACAAACGACGGTTTCACCAAGCTCGAACAGGTAGTAAATGATCGGCAACACGTACCCAATCAGCGATTTGCCGGACTGCACGCACCCGCAGACCGCAGTGCGTCGCCACTGGCCCGAGTCGATCGCATCGAGCAACAAGCCGACCCAGGGCTGCCGCTCGATTTGCAGGCGGGTGTTGCGGTACTTGCCCTCGGGAATAATCAATTCCTCGATGGCAAATTGCCGTAGACTGCGGTGGATGACGGCGCGGGAGTTGCGCAACAACCACACGGTGTCATCGTAGGCAATGCGGCCAGAGGGGCGAATGCCTAAGGGCCTGCACTCGGCGAAGGTTGGTGGGTCAGCGGTCACCATGCGGCGTCGATGGTGCGCCGGTCCCTGCGCCTGTGTTGGTGTTGCGGTCCAGTGGCTTCCCGGTGTATACGTCAATCGGTCGCGGGTCGCCGTCTGCGGCCCTGGCGTAACTGTCGATGCCCGGGAATAGCGGGCTTGTCCACGGGGGCCGCACGACCGGCACGTAAACGACCGGCGGCCCCTCGCGGAGTTGCTTGGCTACCATGCACAATGCGGGTCGAGCCCGTGTTGCGCCGGTGGGGCGGGTAGCTCGACCACCTGGCTATTGGCCTCGGCCTCGGCAGGCGGCACGATGCGCAACCGCCCCTCGGCGAGCGCCGCGTCAATCTCGGCCATCGTCGGCCTGGCCGGTCGTCGTGGCGGCGCGGGCTTGGCCTCGGGCGGCCGCGCCGACTTAACGCCGGGGCCAATTTCGACGTTGACCAAGTCGGGGAGCCTGGCCGGTTGTTCCCTGATTACCAGGGGCTTTGCCGCCGTGATTGCCTGGGGCTTCGCCTTTTCGATCGCGGCCGTGATTGCGTTGAGTCGCTCGACCAAATAGAGCCAATCCCGCCGGTACACCGCCTGCGCCTCGGTGGCGATTTCGTTGAGCCTGTCAACGGCTCCCCAGACAGCCCGGGAAACCATGGCCCCGTTGGCATCCTGGCGGCCAGACACGAGAATGACGGCCCACACCGCAATCGCCCCCAGGGCGACGGTGCAGCAAATCAGAGCCACGACAATATCGGAATCGGGAAACATTACGAGGGCCTCCATGGGGGTTGGCGTCGCGTCCATTCGACCAGGGAGTAGATGGCAAACGCCGTCGCCCAGGCGAGGAAGTACGCCGAGACGACGGCGACCGGGTTAGTCGGCATGATGTTCGCCAATAATGATGTCGTCGCTCAGGGTAAAAGCACGATTGCTGGCCGCGGCCGCGGCGGCCGACTTGGCGGCCAGGTTGGCGTACCGCGTGGCTGTCGCTGTTGCCTCCCGCAGGGCCTCGTGCTCTGCCTCGTGCTCGGCCTCGGCCTTGCGTCGGTCGTGCCAGGCGTCGCGAACCTTGCGGATTTCACGGGCTTCGCTGCGCCAGCCGAGATCATCGGTTGGGATGTCGTCGTCGAATGCGTCGCGCACGTTCTGCCGGTGGCTGTCGCTGACGGAATCGGCCACCCAGAAACCGACTCCCAGGCCAACGGCCAGGCTAGTGATAGTCACCGCGGTAAGAACCGCGCCAACAACGTCGCCGCCAGTCAATTCGGATCGTTTCTTCGCCATGTTCACGCCTCGGGGCTTGGGGTCGACGGTACGTCTTGGCCGATCAATTTCAGCGCTTCGGCCTCGCGCTCGAAATCATCTAAGGCGTTGTTGAGGATAAGGGCAGCATCGGGTCCATGCTGCCGCTGTAGAGACTCGCCGGCGTTGCGGAGCAGCAGGGCCAGCCGGGCGAGCACAGTGCGTACGATGTTCCGCGGGAGCAGCCTTTCCTCACGCTCAAGGCGATCAAGCCGAGCCATGGCGAGTCTCTCCTCCTCGCGACCGAGCTTAACGCGCTCAAGTCGCTGGGAAATTGAGTCGCCGGCCCCCTCTTGGATTCGCCGCAACTTGTTGCCGTTGTCTCGCAACCAGAGATGTAGCCAGGAAATGACGGCCTCGACATTGACGGTTTTATCGTCGCCGCGAATCGGCACGCCGAACTCAGTAACCTGCCGATCAATGACCTGCCATTGCGTGCCACTGATACGGCAATAGCGGCTGCGCGGAATCGCCGTAATCGAGCCGTACTTCTCCCGCACGCTATCGCAGTAGGCCGCCACGACCTCGCCGAGCGAGTACCGACCGTCGGCATC